ATCGAGACTGACTAAATTGTAAATCCTGGTGTAGTCTAGCAAAATCTCCAGTCAATTGATGGATTTCTGTTTGTACATCTGCCAATGGCGTTTCGTTGGCAATAGCACCAATGCGATTTTCTAAACTGTTAATACCCAAGGTAATGTCGTGAGTCGTGTACTCTGATTTTAACAGCTCTCGGATTCGAACAAGTTCAGTTAATTTTTTCATTATTCAAAACTAAACAAATCATCAAAGGTTGTTTTAATATCTGTTGATTCAGCAATACGCCACTCTAGCACACCCAACAAGTTCTCTACCTTTTGATCCACAATGGTTGATTCCATTGTGCTATCATCGAATGGCAAGTCTTTGAACCACTGCGGTATATGAGTTTCGTCTGTGGGATAGCCCACAGACGTATATCCCACTGGATTGTCTTTGAGTTTACACACGATGGTTTTCATACCGTCTACGATGGTTGTTGAATAGTTGTCGCCATGCATACGCTTTAGGTTGTTCCAGTTCATTGCGGCTCTAACGTGTCCGGGCATGTTGGCTTTGCCCAGACGTGCTTCTTCTGCTGCATACTTGGTCAAGTTGTTCACACGCTTGGGCGTGCCTTTTTCCCAGGCTGGTCTGGTAGCAAACAATAACTTGAATTCTTTGACTTTTTCAATAACAGCTTCTCGGCCGGCACCTGTTAACACATCCATGAGTAGCTCACTCAAGAAGTCTTGTACTACCTTGGGTGTATCTGATCGCTTGAGATCCAAGCCCATGGCCTTCATCTTGCCTGGCTTGCCGTGTGTGTCTAGTCGCACACCTTCCATGTCAAAGATCAACACGCCATAACGTTTCTTTTTGATAAACAAGCCCTTACTTGCAATAAGTTCACGACCGGCTGCAATAATGGCACCCATCTCTCTAGGACAATGACAAGCACGTTCCATGAATGTTGGGAAACTGGCATTTACTGAGTCGGCAATGGTATCATATAACTGCACACAGATTTCTCTGTTCCATTCCATGCGACCTGCGGCTACTTCCTCTTTGATTTGCGGCCAGGCTGAGAAATAGACCGAGTCCGTGTCGCCGTAGATGATACTTGCGCCAACGTGGTCATACTGGCCGGTAATAGCTTCATTGACGTGTGCGTCCATGTGCTTTGCAATGATCCGGCCCGTAAGCGTCGTAGATTGGCCAATCCTTTGATCAAAGAAGCGGCAACCCGGGTTAAGGATCGCCCCGTAAAGTGAGTTAAGGTTAATTTTTTTAACGAGTTGCCGCTTGTCCCAGAACGCTTGATCTTCCTTAGATGTTGCGGTTTTCTTCTTATCTTGCATTTCCTTACGTTCAGCATACCATCTCTCCAATAGGCCAGGGATAATACCCTTGACATCATATTTAAATATTGTGCCATTGGCACTCAAAGTCCATGGCTGACGACTGTCAAATATCAAGCGCCATACATCTGCGGCACTCATTACATCCGAACCACCCTGTTCCCAGTCTACAGTAATCTCAGTGCCTGGTTCCATGTTCATCACTGCTTGATACTCTAGGGTACCAAACATGTTTTCCCAGGCATCAGCAAAGCTCGATCCACTCGCCAGCTTTTCTTGGATGTAGTGGTCGGTCATTACAGTTCTTAACTGACCAACGACCGTTTCTGGTCCCATGTTAAGAGCACGGATCGCTGACGGGTAGAGACTGTTAAGGTCGATCGCTCCGATGTATTCGTGCATGCCTTTTTTGGGGTAAGCAACGTAGGCACCTGCCGCTTGTGTGTCACCTTGATCATCTCTGCTTCTCCTGTTAGGTACTACTAGCCCACGGCTGTGAGCCTCATTGATAATGGCTTGTTCGGTAACTGCCACAGCACCCATGGTGGTTTGCAGTAGCACAGTATTGTCATGTGCTAGTTCATTAGCCAAGTCTAAGAAGCGTAGTTTCTTATCTAACTTGGCAAGAATCATTGTGTCTTGGCGATTGTAGTCAATGAACTTGGGAAAGTCTTTGTTGTACAGTTGATCCAAGGTGCCTTCGTACTGTGTCTTGCGGTCACCCAGTTCGTATTCGGCAATGGCATCCAGGCTATAACTGTGACGTTCTTCATAAGTGTATTTGCGATACAGTTGCATGTAGTCTAAGTGAACACGACCCAGCAAGTCAAAGGTCAAGTTCTCTGCACCAAAGCGTTCAAACACACGTTGCTTGGGCAGTTGCCCCCACAAGCATAGTCTACGTGTGTCGTCCTTGCTGAGAACTCTAGTGATACGCATTGTGGTATAAGGAATATCGAAGCCCTCACTGTTCCATCCCGACAAGATATCTGCATCTTCAATCAGGTCAAGGAATGTGTTGAGCATGTCCTCTTCTCGTTCAAACAAAAAACAGTTGTCATATTGAGCACAAATTTCTTCAGCAGTTTGCCAACTGTAACTCTTGGGCGGAACCACCAGCGTGACCATTTTGTCCATCCAGTCCATGTAGACTGAGACAGCAGTGATAGCGTTAAAGGGATCTTCAGGTTTTGAATAGCCTCTAAGTGGATCAAAGTCCACCTCAATGTCAAAAAAGGCTGTTTGTAGTTTTGGCGAGTCTACGCCTAGATAATTTTCTTCAAGACAACGGAAGATGGGATTGATATCTGACTCCCATAGTCGCTTGTTACCGTTGATGCGTTGCTCTTTGTGGAACTCTTTGCCGTTTTTTGTGGCAAAGCGTGTGACAGGCGTGTCAAAGATTGTGCGGAATTTTCCTCTGGGGTCATCGTAGTAGAACACATAGTTGGCCGGATACTCAGTATAAATTCGTTCTCCGTTCACACGTTCTACCACGTGTATGCGATCTTTGTCGCGATCAAACAATGCATCTATATAACTCATAACTCTCCAATGTGTGCCGCTTTGAGCCGACACTTGCTCTACATGCTGATTAAGTCAGCGACTCTGTATATTATACTATCTTACTTAGCGTTTAGCAAGAGCAATATCAAAAGAAATTGCCCGTCGTGTGCCAACAAATTCACATTTTGGAACCGAATGTCTAATATGACTGGGCCATATTAAAAGCATGCCTGCTGTGGGATTTATGATATGTATTTTGGTATCATTGTGAAACTGTATAGGTCCAGATCCTGTGGGAATTTCTACATAGTAAGTACCGCTGAAATGGCATTCATCGTGCTGATGTGGAGCATGACACAACTCAGCAGTCATAGCAAACGGCCAGATGCCAATCAGCACTGACCGTTGGGAAAAATTATTGTATTGTTGTTGTAAAAATATATTAACGTGGGTGTTGATAAAATTTACAAATGGATTATTTTGATACAGTTGATCAATTTGATCAATGTTGTTGGCATTTCTTAGACCACGTAGTTCGTTAGTCCAATTTAAATCTGCTGTGCCATTGAACCAAGACTGTGCATAGTTTACAAAATCTTGATCCTGACATTCGTACAACCAGTCATCAAACACCTGATGCAACATTAGGTGGTTTTAATAATAAATCTAATCAGTCCAATGGCATCTATAAAAATAAGAAATGCATAATTGGCCAATAGACCAAAACTGCCTCGTGTCCAGCAGGTCCAAGCTGCCGCTGCACAACCAGCAATAAAAATACTGTATAAGGGAATGACAGGAATTTCTGGAACACTTACAGCAAAGATAATGGCACTGACTACACTACAGGCCCAACTAAAAACTTCAGCACAAAAACGCAAAGGCCACTCGTGGTAGTCTTTTTTTATGTAGTCCCAGGTAGCGTAGATCCAGTCGCCGAACGGAAACATTAAAGTGTTTTACCTACAGTTTCAAGAATTGTGTTTAATTCTTCGTGATCGTTGTTGGTTTCACCTAGTTTGGATTTTTGGGCAATCTTGATAGCCTTCTTCAAGATAGCTGGTTTGATTTCCATTTCTTCAGCAATAGCTTTTACTGTGTCTGATAGACCGGCATTGAGGTCCTCAATTTCTTGTAGCACAGCCATACCTTCGTTGATGATTTGGGTTAATTTGGCTTTTTGCTCATTGCTAAACATACGTGTTGACATTTGAATCTCCTAGTTGAAAAACATATTATATACTACTTATTTTGATAAAGCAAGAGTGTTTTGGAAAAGTTGCTCACTTTAAACATACATTCCGGGGCACGACTCCCAAATATGTTAGCCCAGCAGCCGGGCATACACTAGTAACGCATAACGTCCTAAGGTAGTGTATTCGGTTTAATTTCTGATTTTTCGTACATGACTGTGTCAGTGTCACCCAGGGCCCATTTGGCGTCTGTTTCCACACTCCATCTACGAGTGGCCACACGAAAGTCTGGCTGTTTGAGTTCTCGAGGATTGCTACTGGGTTCTAATATGATTAGTCTGTTGTTGGGTTGTGCGGCAAACTGTCCGTTATCACAGCGTATGAAATTGTAGCTCTTGTGATCTTCCACATCCTCTGAGAAGCCAGTATCAAGTGTGTTAAAGTCTGGATGTGCTGAGTCCACAGTAAACATGTATTCGCCTGACATCCAGGCTCCATTCTTGAGTTTGAACTTGCAACGCATACTTTGTAGTTGTGCTTTTTTGATCACAGTGATATCGTAACTGAGACAGTCCCATAACTGTAGGTAATCCAACGGTAGTGGTTCGCCCTCTATGGGTTTCCAGCAGTAAGCATGTAACGGTAACTTGTCATACAAAGCACCATACTGATTGAGATAGCTTTCAATACGGAATGCTTGACCTCTTAAACTTTTAATGCTAACCCACCACACAGGTTCTAATTCACCGTGACCTTGCTCAAAATCATACAAAAACTCTCTACGAACAAAACATTTTACAGCGGGTAAGTTAGCTACTATGTGACTCATTCACAGTTCCAACGACGTCGTGCCTTGCAAATAGCTTTGTCTGGAGTTTTAGCACACGAAATGTTGTGCATGTTCATTTGACCCTTGCTACGTGAGCAATAGCTCTTACGACGTTTTGAGGCTTTGCCGCCCTTCTTTAACTTACTAGGCTTGGTAGTCACAGCAGTCTTTAACTTTGAGCCTGGATTCTCTCTACGATAGGCTTTGACAGCTTTGCGACTCATACCGTCGGTCTTGTCTTTCTTGTTGGCTTTTTGCCAATCTTCCATTACAGGAGTTGTAGTTGCAAATACGTATAGTTCATCATCAGTTAAACTTTCTAGGTCTTCCCAGATCACTTCTGCATCTACTGAATTGCGTTCAGCAAGATCGTCGATGATTGATTCAATAAGATCAAATTCTTCATTTACTGTATCGACTATACCGTTTTCATGTTGACTAATCATATAGTCCATAACATTAACAATCATTCCTTTGGCTTGTGCTATTTTAGCTTGGCACCACTCTGGCAAATTTTCATTATCTTGTATGGCTTTTTCTAAATGGGTACTAACTCTTTGAATAGTTTGTAGATCATTTTTAAACATGCCAGCTTCGTCGTTGTATTCTCTATCAAAGTTTTCGGCCACACTTTCGGCTGGCACACAGTTGTTGACTCTAACTCCGCCCTTGACCTTGGTCTTGGGGTTGCCAATTTTTTTACCTGTCCAACACTTGGGATCCAAGCGTGTTTTAGTAGCTTTAGCTTCTGTTATAAATTCATTAGATTTCATTTTTTCTTTCCTGATTTCATGTTGGCACACCAGTGATACATTCGAGCACGTTCACCTGATGCATTCTTTGCTTTTTTACGTAAACTAGTCACACTTCCTGAACAACTGGCACCCGAACGTTTAACACGACCTGGACGACTTTTGCCTTTGACCTTACCGTCGGCAAAGTTTTCCGCTATATCTTGCTTGGCTTTGTTTGCTTGAAATATTTTCTGTTCTTCTGGAGTGGGTTTTCTTAACAAGTGCAGGTATTGATCTACCGGCAACGGTTTGACTTCTGTAGGAGTGATCTCTTTTACACCTGGGCGAGAATACCATTCAGCATCTGCTGCCCCACGAACAAATAATGGTCGTCCTTGTTCATCTTTAGTTGGTAGTATGTGTAGATAGACATTTTCACCGTGTCTGATCTTGCCACCAAAAAATATTAGATGAGGATCTTTCTTCCATCCAAAAGTACCAGTATTGGAACCACGCTCGGCCAAACTGTAAGCTATAGCAAAGTTAGGATCATCTGTGGCATAGATAGCATTTTTATTACTTTTTTTAGCACCACCTATGTCATGGGCTTGCCTTGGAGTCAGCGGACCATTGATTTCTTGTGTGGAACCATGATACAAAACTTCTGGATATGATTCTGAACCTTCTGCTATACCCGACTTGGACTCACCGCCGTCACCACCTTCACCGGAACCGCTCCCACCGCCGTAGTAGCCATATCCTGGAAAAAAGTATCCACCACCACCACCGCGAGACTTGCGTTTCTTTTTACGGGATTCGGACAGAAATGTGTCAGCAAAGCGTTTGCAAAGTTCTAGTATCTTGGCATTTTTTGTTTCTATGCTGGTATCAGGATCTTCTTCGGGGTTTTTATAGCCACAGTACACATGTTCAATACCAAAATCATCCAATAGTTGTTGACAATCTTCACCGTAGCGTTCACGATGGTCTGGAACACGAGCCGTGTTGCAAGGACTCAAGGTAGTCACAACAATACACTCTGGTCCTGGGTTGGGAGTTCTGTCCAAGGCCGCACGCTCTGCATGTACACGTAGACCATTTTTGGTTGCATGATTGATGCCAAATGTTCTGGTGCCGTCGGGACAGATCACACAAGCCGCTACCATGCCAAAATATTCAGAATCTTTTTGTTGGCCTGCAAGAACCATCTCGCACAGTTCTGCAAGTATGGCATCTAGTTCTGACTCGGGGTCAAACTGGGCTGTAAGGATTTCTTGGATAATCACTATCGTCGCCTTCGTTCTGTTCTGGATATACTGGATATTCGTTCATTTTGGTTTGTATGTTTGTGCGTCAGGGTCTGGTTTAGAATTTCTAATGTCAATCTTGACAGCCGGTGTTGGGTTGATTTTTTTTGTACTGGGAGTTTTGGGTGGAGTATAAGTTTGTTGAACAGCAAGCTCAGCTGGCTTGTTGACCTGAATAGCTTCTTCCATTCCAAAATATTCTGGATTGTCACTGGCAAAATCACGCATGATGATACCAGCATTGGCATTGGCTTCATTTTCTTCATCAGTGCCAGTGTTGCCTGAATTGTCGTCTAATATACCAGCTAAGTTTTGTTTATGATGAGTAAGTTCGTGTGCTAAGGTACGCAACACATCAACAGGATGACGTCCAGCAGTGACCAAATACAAGCATTTGTTGTCGGCATCGTACGTGCCAAAACTGGTGTTCATTGGCCGGTCCAGTAGTTCTATCTTGGGCAGTTGTTTAATATCTAATTCTTTTTGTAGCCAAGGCAAGAACTTTTTTACAAATTTATTTGTCACGCTTTCGTTGATGCTTTCTCTGTAGACCGATCTGGCACGTTTGATATAATTGCCTAACATTTGTACCTTGCGTTGTAAGAACACAAGATATTCGTCCATTTCTTGTTCTGTGGTGGGTGTAGGATAATCTAATTCTATGTCTGCTGCCAAACCGGGTGGTATGCCCATTCGTGTGCGTTCGGCTCGGTTGACCAATGTTGGTATGGTGTTCTGAACCAGTTCTATGATTTGATCCAATTTGGCACGTTCACGTTGTAGAGTCTTTAGATCTTTTTGTGTTTTGGGTTGGGCAACAGATGCGGGTTCAGTCATGGATGCCACGGGCGGTGTAGTCTGTGGTTGATTCAATTGACGTTTGATATCATACAACTGCGACAAGTTTTTGGCGGGTAACCCAAACTTGTGAGTGTCAATGGTTTCATTTTTTTTACGACCAGCACAATGAGCCCGTTGACTAAATCCTTTTGGATTAGCACAGTTGATAGAGCTTTTGTATTTCCGGCTCCACTTTTCATCTAGGGGCGAAAAAACTTCGTTAATTTTCATTTTGCTGTGGCACGTAGCATCCAACTATGTTTTCTATGAGCATCCATGCGTTCAGCAAGGAAATTACTGAAACCATGCTCGCCCGCTTGTTCAGCAACATCATAAACTCGTTTCAGTAGTTTGACCATGTTGTCGCTATCTTGTAGTAATTCTTGTACCATGGCTTCGGCTGGAAGTATGCTGGTTTCATCTTCTATGCGGCTCAGCATGTTGAATCTGCTGCTGGAACCTGGTGCATAGGCACCCATAGCACGAATACGTTCAGCGAAGCCGTCTATGTTGCCGTAGACTTCTTCGTAGATTTTTCCAAATAGATCATGCAGTTGGCCGAAGTCTGGACCTTCCACGTTCCAATGAAAGTAGTGTGCTTTTAGATAAAAAGTGTATTCGCTGGCAAAGCCAATCTTGGCCGCTTTGATTAATTGTTCGTTCATTTGATATCCTTGACGCTTTCTGTTAATTCACTGACCAGGCTGGCAATTTTTGTATTGCGTTCGTTCTGTAGTCGAGTCCAGTAGTTGGTAGTTTCGCCAAACTGCTCCAAGTCACGTTTCTCTTTGGCACGTTTTTTGGCGTAGTCAGTCTGTGGATTGCGTGGCAAGGGTTTGACAGGCTGACCAGCATTGACCTTACGCTCACGTTCACGACGCTTGAAAAAATCTGTTTGTGCTTCTTTAATATCTAGTCCGTATTTGTTTTTGTATAGATCCATCAGTTGTGGAATATACGCACGGGTAACACCGTAGTCGCTTTTCATTTTCATCTTACCCAATTCCATGGCATAAGCATCGTATGCGGCATTGAGTACTTGGTCGTGTGTTGCTAACCCATCGGGCATACGTTCTAGTGCTCGTATTAGAATAGGATCTACACGATCGCCAGCTTCTGCTACACCTTCACCTGCGTGTTTGAAGTATTGTACTTCACGTTCGTGTTTTTCTGCACCAGCTCGAGTTGGGAATGTGCCCAAGTTCTTGCCCTTACCACTGTACAAACGATATTGACTACCAAGTTTACGAATGGTCTCATCTACAGCATTTTCATTCCAATAGTCATCTTTTGGATCTGTTTTGGCAGTTTCCTCGTCATACTCGATGTCAGCTAAATTCATACTATGCATACCATGGTTATATAAGTCTACAATAACAAAACGACCGCTTGGACTAAACTCAGACAGCCTGCCTGGTTTACCTTTAAATTCATTGGATCCTGTAACCTTAATAGGATCACCTACCTGTAAATCCGTATCGACTACCTTGGTGGTCACAGAGTATTGTTGTTCTACACTTTCTTTGGCCCATTGGTCGTGTTCACTTGACCAACTATTTTGACCGTTATGCCAGCTGTCTTCTTCCAGACCTTTGAAGTCAGGAGTGGGCAACTTATATTTTTTACTGAGTTGTTTGTCCAACAAGTAATAACTACGATCAGGGGCAGGGGCCTGGCTGATTTGAAAACGCTGTTGGTATTTGTGTGCAAAATCCTGACGCATGGTTGTTATCATGGGATCGTTGGGGTTGGCATACACACGTTCTAAGAATATCAGAGCATCTGCATAGGCCTGATTGGTTGTTTTGTTGTCGGTCATTGGTACAACGTCACCTTCACTGAACTGTAATGGCATTTGACTCAAATGTTGTGCTTTAAATTCTTTAAAATAATTGTGATCGGTAAACAACTGTTGCCATACTTGTGGACGTGTTTGTTCTGTATAGTCTGTGGCAATAGCACTAACAATTTGTTCAACTTCTTGGAATGTTAAATCTTCCCATTGTCCGTCGCCAAAGTATAATTTTGTAGATTGGCTATGTGCCCATGCTTGTGAAAACGCTTGGTTATTATGTTGTGCAATGTTCTGCAAGTCAGCGGGACTAATTGCTTCTCTCATATTAACTCGTTGTTGATATGTGCCGGTATTAGCAGCATCCACTGGAAAACCAAGGCTGGATAATTGGTGCGAACGTTGTTGAGCTTCTGGATTACTAGGCATCTGCACAACATTGGTGCCTGGTAATTCTTGTTGTGCAGGCGGGGCAGTTAATTGTTGCGCCATTTGTCCTATTGCATTGGATTGATTTTTTCCCTTGATTACTCTACCAGGCGGAGTAACTGCAGGTGCTAGTGTTGCTTGCGGAGCCGCAGGTTGTGTCTTGGCTGTTGCGGCACCTTGATCTTTGGCCTGTTGATAATTGGCCAATTGAGATACGCTGGCACCTGGACTAGGAGCAGCTACAGTCTTGGCGGGTTGGGTCGCTGTTTGTTTTGCAACTACATTTGAAATATCGGCAGGTTGATCTTTGTTTGTATCGTGTGAGGATTCAATGTCTTGCGCCATCTTGGCCGCTTGCTGTGGTGTCACGTTGGGCATGTTGGCTATTTGAGCATTTAGATCACGAAAGTCTTTTTCTTTACGACGCATGTCGTTCACTAGGTCATTGATCTGTTTGGTCTGTTGTTGATTTGTTTTGGTCTGTTGATCTAGTGCTTGATCTTGTTTTTGATTCAAACTGTTTTGTATGTCAATGTACCCAAGTGCAGCTTCTTCAGGGCTTTTTGCAGCAGGCACAGCACGATACGCATTGTCAAGAGCATTTTTGACTCGTGCGTCTTGGCTGGTCCCGCCTACAAATCTGCCAGCGGCAGCATCTTGTTTTTTCTTTTCAAATAAATCAAATACAAACATTCTTATACTCCGCCCTGTTGTTTAGCTAATTGTGCCGCTGCTTGATCTTTTTGCATGCCTTTACTGATCAGTTGTTGTAACTGTTGACCCAATTGGGGATCTTTGATCAAATTTGCCACAGGATCTGCCAGAGCACTGGCTGCATCTTTATCTTGTGATGATAATGGATCACTGTCGTCGGCCTTGCTTAAGGCCGCAGTTGCTTTTTGTATATTAAGATCCGGAACTTTTGATTTTAAATTTTGTAAATTTTTTGTGATGGTGTCAATTTCTTGACCAGCTTGTGTGTTCGTATTTGTGTTGCCACCTGTGGCTGTGCCACCCGAAGTCATTCCATAGGTACCAACTAATTCGTTCATGTAGGCTTCGTATTCTTCATCTACGGGCACACAGTTAGGAACCATGCGGTTGCCTTTTTTCTTCATACCAACTTGCTTGTGAGTATCCCAACATTTTTCATCTAGTTTGGATTCATCGGTGCCAACCAGGCGTCCTGTAAAAGGATGTTCACCGGATTTTTTCTTGGTGGCCTTTTCTGTGCCACGCACCTGATCACCGGGACGTTGCTTGGGATTGGCAAAACTGAATTTGCCACCTTCTTTGATTAGTCCGGCACGACGTGCCGCAAATTCAAGATCAAGACGACGTTGTTTATATTCTGGATAAAACTGAGCCATCTTTGGATTTTGTAACGCCTGATCAATTGCATCTAGTTTGGCATAGTAGTCGGACAGAGTATTCAACTTGTTGTGGCCACCACGATTGACCGAAGCATGTGCCTTGGGATCATCTACGTAACTACCATCATCGTCGGTGCTTTCATCAAATTCAACGTTGTAATCTTTCTGCAATTGATCAACAACACGATCAAAGATTGGTTCAAAATCGTCTTTGGCATGTAGTCCAGTGTCAATTACTACTTCATCATAATAATTGTGAATAATTTCACTTACGTATTTTTCAACTTCATCTTTTGGATGTGCATACACATCGTAAATGTCGACTCGACCGTTAACAATATCTTGAATCAATAAGTCAGCCTCGGACATCGATTCTTCAACTCGTTTGAGAGATTCTAAAATTTGGTAGATATCCATTACTTGACCTTTTTAACCTTGACTGTGCCGCCTGGAGTTTTTTGATTGCTGTAGGACTTTTGACGCTTAATAAGATCTGTAGTAGCCCCGCCTAGCCCTGTAGAGACAGTGGCCACGCTAGACGAGCCTGTAGCGCCACCAGATGCATTTTCTTTTAGAGTTTTAATAAATTCAGAGCTTTTCATTGTATTTTTTTCCGTGTTAAGTATATTTATTCTGTTGTAGTGAACTCGGGCTTAGAAGCTACCCCGTCCACTGTTATATCTTTAATCTGTATCTTGCCGTTGTTACCTATTTGTTCTATACGCAGTTGATGAACTCCGGGTTTGAGATCAACCACGATGTTTTCTCTAATAAAAACTTCATGCCCGGGCCATCCAAAGTCGCGTTCGGTCAGCAAATCACCGTCTACATACACCCTGTAGCTCGGGCTAACCTCACCCCAGTGGGCATACACATCGGCGGTTATTAGGTGTTGTTTCATTTGGGATCAAACATCAATTTGGCACGTTCTGCTTCAAGATCGGCAATTTTTTGCTTTAGTTTAGCCACATAATCAGCGGGTAGCTTTTCTGTAGCAATACGCTCTTTGATGGAATCAATATCTTGATTGATATACTTGATATGTGTCAAAATTAAATTGTCAACTTCGCTTTCGCTTAATCTATTTCTTGCCCAAGCAATATCTTCTTCGGCCAAGTTAAAAGCACGTAGATTTTTGCCTGGTGTGCCAGGACCAACATCCACTGTCATGCTGGTGCTGTAACGTGGATCACGGGCTTGCTTTTTATTTTTAGCTACTACACCTACTCCAGCAGCTTCTTCTTTGACAGTTTTTAATCTGTTTACAAAATCATGTAGTTCTTGTTTTTCTTTGGCGCTCAATGAACCGGGATTTTTTTTGTAACGATATGCCAATAGTTTATAGTAACCATGTTCGCTGTTGGGCTTGCTGGGCACAAAATGACTGACTGCTTCTGCAACAGGTTCTTCTTTGGGTACTGTGACTTTTTGTAGTTTGGTTTTGTTGGGCAATGGTGCAGGAGCCACATCAACAGCCGGTAAAAGATTATTGTTCATAATCTTTTCTGCTTCGTGTGTGTACTTGCCGTATAAATCTTTGATTATTTGCTGGCGTTGTGCATTATTGGCTTTGCTGTATAAATCTCTAATGCTGGTAGCACCTGTAATGGATTGCCCCAGTATTTCAAATGGCTCTACATTGACCACTTGAATATATGCGTGTTTGTCTGCACTTTCAACTCGACTCAGATCATCGGGTAATGGTTGCAGTTTTGCTGGTGAACCGTCTTTGTTAGTGCCTTTGGCAAACAAGCTGGGTTTTTCGTCTACATCTTTTTGGCTAACAGGGAAGATCATGACAGTATTGCCGAGATCTTGTATGCCCAAGGCTTGAGCAGCTACCGCAGGGTTGTAATTGTTTGACAGTTGTAGTATGCGGTCAGATGGAATTCCCATCAAATTCATAAAATAAATTCGATCGGAAAGTTTAAAAGGGCTTTTTGGGGGGTCTACTTTGCCGCTAGTACCAATATAAACGTTGTTACGTCCATATGTACTGACTAGATTATTATAGACTATTGCGTGGCCACGATGGAAAGGCTGGAATCTTCCACAAAAAATAACAACAACACGGCGTTCTGCTAGTTCATTAAGAAACATAGTAATAGTCTTTCTATTACTATATTTATCTTAGATGTTTTCAAGCAACCAAAAGTAGAAAGGGCTTTCAAATGCCAGGATCCAAGCACCGTTCCAGCCTAGGTCTTGACATTTATCCAACACAGGACGCTCAGGGTCGTCACCAACAAATTGAGTTTTTGTATAGATCAAATTGCCCAAGTTGATCTCATCAATTTCAACGCTACGAATATTCAACAGCATGTCTTTGAGGATAGCTGTTTTGTCTTCGTTTTGTACAGTATCGGCCCAGTCCTTGTTTTCTAATCTGATCTTTAGAGTGCAAGGACCTTCTTCTACTTCAGCATCAAACTCTACATAAAATGTTTCTTCACTAGCTACAGCAATGGTGCCCGCATTGTATACAATATCATTGATTAAAATACTGTACTCGGGTTGTTTTGCCCAGTATGTGCCAGCAAGACCAATTTTAAAATGTAGAGTTTCTGTCATTGATCAAGCGCCTGGGGCTGTTTCCATGGGTTTGATTTCTGGTTTGGCACCTTGTTGTGCCAGTGTATCTTCGATGATGCCCATGCTACCACGCTTGCCAATGGCAATCTTGTCAAGGTCTCCGGCATACTCATAGTGTCCCACGTGGTTAAGCAACACTTTGCTGTGTGCCCAAATTTCGCCACCCAGCTTTTGCCAGCGTCGGCAGAACAGCCAATCTTCACTTAGATAGTGGCCACGCTCGTCAATTTCGCAATCAAAGATCGAATACATCATGGGCTCGTACTGCTTGCCAAGGCCCACATCATCCACGTATTTGCACTCGGGGTGTGCAGCAATTAGTTTTTTGTATACATCACGTTTGAACAACAAGAAACCTGTGCCCATTGTGTCCACGGTGAAGATATCACCTTGGATCTTGGTTTCATTTTTCAAGTTGATAACATAACTCACAGGTAGGGCCTTTTTAGGATACAAGCCGCCAATGACTTCTTTGTCATACGCAATCATGCTCAGGATTGATTCTGGTTGGAAACGAATGTCTGCATCAATAAACATAAAATGAGTGGCTTCTGGATTGGTCATCATTTTGGCCATCAAGTTGTTTCTAGCACGAGTTACCAGACTTTCGTTAACCATTGTGTCCAGGCTCCAATTCAATCCAGCCTGCCCAGCCAGCAAGGTAAAACGCAAGAAACTGGTCATAGTTGGCTCACTTACCATACCACCGTAACAAGGGATTCCAATATGTAGGTGTACCTTTTTAAAATCAAATGGTGTGCCGGCCTGTTGCTGTGGCTCCGCTTGTTGTTGCTTTTGTTTGGCTGCTGCGGCTTTGATTAAGGCCACAGCATCATCTTGACTGATTTTCTTGTCGCTCATTGATATACTCTCTTTAGGTTAATTGATTAGGCTTTTTGGATTTCAACAAGTGCACCTGCACCCGCCAATTCTGTTACCACTGCTTCTAAACTTGCAGTCACATCGTCGGTTAAAACAGTGGACTCTACATCTGTATCTTTTAGTAATTTGGTCACTGTAATCACTACAGTTTCGGTTTGCATCTTTGCCATCACGGGCTCCTTGATAATATGCTATTATTTATTAGACAATACTACCAGCTCATGATAATTTGAAACTATGCCCGGGCTTATCAAGTTAAGGAATGTGATCATGTTGACATCGTTGGAGTAAAAATACAAGTTCCAGATAAATCCTGTGCTTTTGAACAGCATGTCTCTGGCACTTCGTGGTATTTGAACCTGTTCCGTACCCTGGTTTTCTAAATAGTTTAGTAAATTTTGTTTGATTTCGGGAGTATATCTACCATCTTTTAAGATTATCTTGTACCGGTACCCGTTGTTTTCTTTGCGTATGATAGCTCCAGCATTTAATACCGATTCGGCTGCCTGGTCGGCAGGTCCGGAGATTGATCGTACGTACTGTTTTTGGTTGGCAGCAAAATGAGTATTGACAAAGGTTTGCAATGCTGAATCGGAATCGGCGTAAACTTGAATCATGGGTTCTTCTATCCGCAATTTTATTCCCAGACCACGGTCGTGCCTGACTTCTCTCAACATGGTCAAAAACTCAACATCGGCATTTTCTAAATCTCTATGATTTCTATTTCCCCACCAACCGCCATAATTGACGTTCTTTGCCATGACTCGGCGATGTTCAAGTGCCGCATCCATTGGTCCTTTGGCATCGATCAAGCGACCTGCAGGACAGTATACAACTAACTTGTATAAGAATTTACCATAAAACTTTTTGACGGTATGGTCTACAGTAATTTTAGGATTGCACTGAATCCAGAACGATATATCCATTAGAGTCTATTATAGGTGCTGTTGGGGTAAATTGTCCCAATACATTAAATTCAAACTTGTCTTCAATCCAGTCTACTTCAATCACAGTATTGGCTGGAATGTTTTCAAACAAGATCTTTTTACTCAGGGGCACTTTGATCAAGTCGCTAATCTTACGTCCCAAGGGTCTAGCACCCATCTTGCTGTCGTAGCCAACTTCAACCAGGTGCTCCACTGCTGTTTCTGTAAGGCGTATTTTGATACTTTTCTCACTCAACAACTCATTGACTTCGTTGATAAACTTGGCCACAATCTTCTTGATGCTTACTGTGTCTAGTTTATTAAACTTGCAAATACCATCCAAACGATTGCGGAACTCGGGCTTAAAGAAGTCTTTGACTGCTCGGTCATCTTCGGTTGATTTAGCAAGCTCACGTCCAAATCCAATGTTGTTCTTTTCATTGTCTGCGGCACCCAAGTTACTGGTAAGGATAACAATAGCGTTGCGAGCATCTGCTTTCTTACCATTGCTTGAAGTGATAGTGCCTTCGTCCATCAACTGCAACAAAATATTAGTCACATCTGGGTGTGCCTTTTCTACTTCGTCAAACAGTATAATACAGTTGGGATTTTTTTCAATGTCGCTGATCAACATGCCGCCACCTAGGTTTGAGTCGTCGTAGCCCACATAACCCGGGGGAGCACCAATCAACTTGGCCAGTGCATGTTTCTCTTGATACTCACTCATGTCGTAGCGTAGCAGTTTCATTCCCATACCTTCAGCCAACAGTTTGGCAAGTTCTGTCTTACCTGTACCTGTGGGTCCTAAAAATAAGAAGTTGCCGATAGGCTTATTCATTGCTTTGAGTCCAGCACGGGCAACATAGATCTTTTCTAGCACAGTTTCAACCACTTGATCCTGTCCGTACAGTTTGCCTTTAACTGTTTGTTCTAGGTCCACCAGAGTCTTGGTGCTTTCGCTACCAATTTGTTCTGCTGGAATTTTTGTAAACTTGCTGATAATATCTACGATGTGGTTTTTACGCACAGTCCAGGCCAGGGCATTGATTTTTAAACGTGCGGCAGCTGTGTCTATTAGATCGATGGCTTTGTCTGGTAGCTTTTTGTCTGGTTGGTAGCGTACACTGAGTTCTACTGCGGCATCAATGGCTTCGTCGCTGATACTGCCACCGTGGAACTTTTCAAAGTATTCACGCAGGCCACGCAGGATTTCTTTGGCCACAGGGATAGTGGGCTCTTCAATGGTCATCCTGCAGAAGCGACGCATCAAGGCACGATCTTTTTCAAAGCTCTGTGTGTATTCTTCCCAGGTTGTACTAGCAATAACCTTTAGTTGCCCTTTGCTTAATGCAGGTTTGATCATGTTGGCAAAGTCCACTGAGCTGTTACTGCCAGAACCGGCGCCACGCATTTGATGTGCTTCGTCAATGAACAGGATACATTTGCCCTTGGCCTGCAATGCACCAATCACATCTTTGAACTTTTCTTCAAACTCGCCACGGTACTTGGATCCTGCTAGCAAACTGGCAATGTCAAGGTTGTAAACAACATAATCTTTAAGGTATTCGGGCACACGTCCATCATTGATGTTACGTGCTAGTCCTTCAGCAATGGCAGTTTTACCTACACCTGCATCACCCACCATCAACACATTACTCTTGTTGCGTTTGGCAAGCACCTGTGCAATTTCTTCTAGCTCAAACTCACGTCCTACCACAGGATCAATCTTGCCTTCCTTGGCAGCCACGTTTAAGTTTTCACAATATTCTTTGAGAATTTCATCTGATCGCACATTGGGACTTACACGACGTCCTTTGGTTTCCACATAGTTTTCGTTGTAGAAGTCTACTATATGGCCTCGTTCTAACCCATACTTGATAAAGAAGTAACTGGCATGACTGTTTGATTCGGATGCAATGCTTAAGAAGATGTCAATGACCTGTACATGGTTACGACCACTGAACAGGACCTGTGTGAATGCACGATTAAACACACGCTCTAAAGCATGTGTTTTTTTAGGATCTTTGGCAGATTCTAAATCACCACTGGCGATGTATGTTTGTTTGCCGAGATATTCTTCAAGGTCGGCCAACAAAGAATCAACATCGGCACCATAAGCAACCAGTAGATCATTGAATGGTTTAAAACTAACCAAACCATGTGCCAAGTGCTCTAATGTTACGTATTCGTGATTGTATCTTTTTGCGGTATCAGTTGCGTTGGCAATAACGATTTCAATTTCGGGATTGTGTTGTATCATAAAAATATTTATTGAGGGTTGAGTAAATTGCGTACAATTTCTAGTTGTGGTTCAGATAAATCTTGTGGTACAGTTATTACAACTTCAGCATAAAGATGTCCACGTGCTTCAGTATTCATTTGATATAAGCCTTGATTGTGTATTCTAAATCTTGTGTTTGGTTGTGTACCAGGCGGCACAGTTAACTCAAATTCTCGACCATCTAATCCAGAGACTCGTACCAGGCCACCTGTTATTGCTAACAAACAGTTTACACTAACCGGGGTATATAAGTCAATATTATTGACAATAAAATTTTCGGCTGGGTGTACATTAAATTGGACATATAGGTCTCCACGTGGAATGGTGTTAAATAGGTTATCTCCTAGTCCAGTGTACTTGATATTGGTACCATTGGTTACACCTCTTGGTATGGTTACTTCTACTGTGCTTCGTTCTCCATTGGATGTGGCAACACTGATGGTCTTTGTCTGCTGTTCCAACGTGGTAACCAAAGGCACAGGTATTTCTATACGCAGATCTCGATTGCGACGTTGCTGTTGTCTAACTCCGCCAAACGGATCTCCAAAACCAAATTGTTTGAATATGGCGTCAATATCAGGGTGATTCATACCGGCAGAGGAAAAGTGCCATTGGTTAACACCGTTGCCACCAAATCCATTGCGTTGCATATCATACTGTTGACGCCGATTATTATCGCTTAAGGTATCGTAGGCACTTTGTATTTCTTGAAATTTGGTTTTATCGCCACCTTTGTCGGGATGGTGTTGACTTGCAAGTTTACGATAAGCACGTTTAATCTCTTCCGCAGTGGCTTTTTCGGTAACTCCTAAAATATCGTAATAAGTCATTGTAGTATTATAAATGAAAAAGCCGGCAGAGTCAACTTACCGGCCTTCGAAATAATAAAAAAATTATTTCTTTTTCTTGTCGTCTTTTTTGGCAGGTGCCTTGGGTGCATCTGGAACTTTGGTTCCTTCAGCCTTTTTGTGCTTCTTGACTTTCTTTTCGGCCACTGGTTTTTTGTTGGCTGGCTTGTCGGCGGCCTGTGCTGGTACTGCCACAACCGCTACAAACACAGCAATCACTGTCCATACTGCAAAATTAATAATTTTCATTTTCTTTTCCTTATAGTGGCGGTTGATCATCTTGTGGTACTACCTTACCAAACTTACTTGCAGCAGGGGCTGGTGTGTTGTTAAATCCGCCACCGAAGCTTGATTGTACAGGAGCAGGTGCGGATGTTGCAACCGGTGTGCTACCAAAACTAGGAGCCGGTGTTGGCAATGTTGCACCAGCTTTGTCGTTCAACTTTTCTTGTGTGCGACCATATGCAGCAATACCAAGTATAGCACCCATGGCCATGTGGAACAGGCCGGCACCTTGTAGTGTGATTGGACTCCATTGCGTACGAACCTCGCCACCGCCTACCACTTGTACCAAGCTCCATAGTACTGGAAATAGCACAAAGTCAGTGGTACACACCAACATGTACATCCAACCCATGGCTGGACGCCATTTGGAATTCATCCAATCTTCGTTTTTCTTTGCACTTTCGCTTTTGATTTCTTCTGACATGCTAGCTCCTTGTTGAACATTTTGTTCTTGTTATTTTTATATTTATACTGCTGAGGCTATAGTAATTAAGCCAGTTATTAGCACATTGAGTTTTTCTTTGAATGCAAGATCGCTCATGTCCTGTAATATTGCCAGCTGACTTTGTGCATCACGCATGATTTCAGCTACTTCAGCGTTGCTCATCTGGCCTGCTTTGGCCTGTTCAACCACTTGATTGATCTGTTGTGCAAATATAGCAAATGTTTCGTCGCCTGAATTGGCAATTTCTGCCAGTTGTGATTGTATGTTATCTAAGTTCATCTTGGTCTTTTCCCCACTACGTGTTGTATAGTTTGAGCCGAGTGCTCAACGCTTTCAAACTTCAACTTACAAAATACAGGGCTTACAGATCCTTTGGTGTAGGCGACCCGAAGTCCTTGTGCTATTTTGTTTAACTCTTTACTGGCATTGATACCGTTTTTATTACGTGGAATTTGTTCTTCGTAAAATTCAAACAGTTGTGTTTTGTCTGCAATTATGATAGCATTGGCCTCCGACATGTCTTTGTTGGAACAATGTTGCTTTGCATTGTAAGCATCTGTGCGAATTTCTGTAATGATGCGATACTCGTTGGGATCGTATCCGGTCATCATATAAGCATCGTACAACGCACAACCGTTTAGTGCTACTATTGATAACGCAATTAAAAGACGCTTCATAATTTCTCCTTATCTTACCTGACTAGAATTGGTCCGCTTCTGTGTCTGATGTATAGTTACGCTTCTTCATTTTACCTCCTCGAAAATAGATCTTTGAGTTTTGTACCACTCAATCCAAGCATCTATTTTGACTCGGCATTCATGATACTGCGTGTAGTTGTCAGTAACTACTCTTACAACTTCGCTTAACTTTGTAGTGTTGGGATCAACTTGTTCTAAGCTAGGACAAGCTATCTTTAATTCTTCCGGCACTTCGGGAAAGTGACGAGCAACAGGAGTGTTCAAACAACCTGTTAATAGCAAGGCCGAGACAAGGATTAATAATCTTTTCATTTCTTAACCTTTTTGATGTCTCGTGCCGATTCGTTTAGGATTTCAACTGCTGCGGGATCTAATCGACACTCTGCATCGATCTTGACCGCATCTTGTTTTAATCGAGACTGTACAACAACCTTGCTTTCTTGTATGGCCTGATTCTTTTCTTTAACTGCTGTAGATAACTTGGCATTGGCGTCTTTGCTTTTGGCTTCAGACACAGCAATTTTTGCTTCTAGGTCAGCAATTCGATCACGCCATGCATCGTTGGTGGCTTCACCACCTTTGAAATACACACCGACAAGTAATAACACAATTCCAATGGGTTTCAATAATCTAGCATAGGCATCGAAGAACGGAATCCAACGTCCAACCCAACCAGCGGCCAGACCAATGACACCTGCCAACAGCATTGCATTAACGATCCAATGAGTCAATCCTGCTGGCAACATTGCCCACATTGTAGCAAATTGCCACATGCGTTAGGCTCCAAATACGTGTAGTGCGTGTTCGTAATGTTTCTTACGATCTTCCAACCCAATTGTTCCGCCGTTGATGCGTTTGGTCATTGTTAGAATATCACCCGAGTCAGCGTATTGATTGAGATTGTTTGATTCCCAGAACCATGCAGCACTTTGTATAGCACCTTCAAATGTTGACAGGAACTCGCTGGCTTCTTCTACAGGAATGTCTAAACTTTCAGCAAACTTGGTGTAGTTTTGTTTACCAGTGAGTTGTATCAAGCCACGACCGCAGTAACGGAACCCATCGCCTGATGCTTCATCTCCGTTGCCCATGCGGTTGGCATACACACGATTGGCAATGGCTTCTTGCTTGTTAGGTAGTCCGGCATATTGATTGGCAATATCATCAGTTGGAAAGTATTTGGGAAATATCTTGCGTAGAGTTTCTGCACGATAGTTTAGATTTTCTTTTAATGCACGGAAGCCGCCTGACTCGTGAGCACACTGAGCCAGGAAAGCGGCCACACGTTGTGGTGTGTTGATTTCATAGTCAGGCAGGATTTGGCATAAGGCTTCGTACCAATGATCCAGGTATGGATTGCCTGGTAGTAGTTGTGCTAGTTGTTCTTGTGTAAAATCAAAATTGAAAGACATAGTTTATAACCTTTTATTTTTTGCTAAACATTCCTAACATTTTAGCTTGAATTGCTTTGGCCCAAAATGGCTGTGGGAAATTCCAACCTACAAATGCTCCTACTGCTACCCATAATAATGTATCTAACATGTTTGTTCTCCTTGTTATAATGTTATCTAATAATGCCGGCTAGGTTTCTCAGACTTTCGGTGAAATCATTCTTTGGCGCCCGGGTATCAACATCAAGCCCGGCGGCTGTTTTCAATTGATCAATCGCTTCTTGTCCGTACATGGATTCGTATTTTTCGGGTGTATTGGGAATTAGATTTTGTAATGCTTCTAAACTTAGTTGTGTTTCTTTGTGACTCTTGTAA